GAGCTGGAGCAATTACCCGGAGAAAACGGTCAAGTGCTACCTAAAGAGCGCGAAGCTAACGAGCGTCTCGATCCTCGACGGAGATAAGGACGGAGACAAGCTCGACTACATCGAGAGCCACTGGGAGTTTCGCTACGACCCCGACACCTGGAAGTGCAAGCCCTGGGACGTTGGCTTCATGGAGAAGGTGAGCGGCGAGCGGAAGACGATTCTCGGAAACGACGGGAAGCCGGTGAAGCAGCCGGTCGCCCTCAACAACGACGGCACGAAGAAATCCGTCGGCCAGAAGCCGACCGTGATAAACAACGGGGCCGGCGTCGATATCTACGAGACGGCAGACTTCAACACAGGCTTCGGGGCTCCGGTGTTTATTCCGACATGACGAAGCCTGTCGCATTCAGTGAGGACGGAGCCCGTCGCGTGATCGCGGCGACGAAGGCCGTAGAGGCTGGTAGTCGCGACATGCCCGGGATCAGGTTTCGCGATGTCGGAGACGAGTCGACGCTCCGGCTCTGCAAGACCTCTGCCGCGTTCAATAAGGGAACGACCGCGACGTTGAACGTCTGGGAGAGCGGAACACCACCGAACGAGACGCAGACCAGCGGGGCGACGGTCGTAGACGTAATCAATAAGTTTGCGAACATCGCGAGCGGAAAGTTTGTCTCGGTCGCGCTCCACGCGAACGGCCGCTGGTACGTTGTCGCCGCGGAGTGCTCATAATGGTGCTACTTCCGTGCGGTGGGTGCTGCTGCGGAATACCGCTACCGACGTCGGTCGAGGTCGACATCTCGCCGAGCCCTGCCGTTCACTATTCATCGAGCCAGCAATATCCATTCCCAACAACAAGGCCGACTTACTGCATTACGACGACAACGTCTGACTATCTTCAGTCGGTGTCGTTGTCTTCAACGCCGACCGCTGGTCTTTACATATGGACAAATATACTTCGGAAGTACGCCAATTCTTTTAGTAACGCGCTCACTCCAAGCCTCGCCGAGACATTAGAGTGGGGCGAAACAATGCCTGCGGGCGATGTATACCCGGCCGGGTATAAGTTCCAAATGAAGATAAACAGCGATACAGGGCAGTGGCGTTTTTTGTTGTTTGCGTCACAGGACCATCGTTATTTCGATGTGCGCCAAGACGGTTGCGCAGACCCTGTTTCGTACGCAACTGCCACGAGCGTGCTCGACGGCTTCGTAGACGCTGCAGGATACCGTACAATCAGTTCAAACAGTTACGGCGTTGGCACTGCTCTTATAATCGACCGATACTGCGAAGGCGGCGGCCAAAGTACATACATTAGGCAGGGTGTCGTTAGCAACACAATAGAACGTCCAACCGCTGCGCAAGTGCTTCCGGCACAGCCACTATTCTATCCCGGCAGGCCCATTTCCTTTTCAGTGACTGCGATCCGTTTTGTGTACGGAAACACGTCTCAGTCGGCGATTGTATGAGACTCTGCGACATTGATCCGCATTCTTTGCGGTGCGTGGCTTGTGGAAAAACATTCACGCGGTGCGACATAGCCGGTGTTTGTACGCCGCATCCGCCCGGCCTGGGCGACCGCGTCGCCGCCGGCCTCTCTGCGATCGGGATCACGAAGGAGCGAGTCGAGGCCGTGGTCGGCGGCCCCTGCGGCTGTCCCGAGCGTCAGGCGGCGCTAAACGCTGCCGGGGCGAAATGGCTCGGCCTGCCGCCGGGATCCACGGCCCCGGCGGAGATTGATCCGGGGACCCCATAGCGTAGGGTGAAGGCCCGCGGCCAGGGACGGCCGCCGACCCAAGCACGGAGGGCCGGATGCGCAAGGGCCAGATCGGCGGCGACGAGATCACGCGGATGGCCCGGCAGCTCGTCGAGCTGCACCCAGACGCCCCGGCCCGGACGCTCGGCCGCCGGCTCGCGGCCGAGACCGGCGGAGCGATCACACTTCAGCAGGGATACCAGCGGATCCGCCACCAGCTCGGGATCAAGGGTCGGCAGCAGCGGGGCAATGCGGCCGACAAGTCGCTCCACCGGCAGCCGCGGGTCGCCGGCGAGGTGGTGACGATGCCGAAGAGCAAGGCCGAGCCCTGGGAGACTCACGACCTGGGAGTCGTCGGGACGATCGGCGTCCTGTCCGACATTCACGTCCCGTATCACTCCGAGGTCGCCCTCGGGGCCGCGGTCGCCGACCTGAAGTCGAGCGGGATCGACGCCCTGGTCCTCAACGGCGACACCTGCGACTTTTACGCGATCAGTCGGTGGACGAAGAATCCGCGACACCGAAACTTCAAGGGCGAGGTCGAGCAGATCCGCCAGCTCGTGTCGTGGATCCGCCAGGAGTTCCCCACGATCCCGATCGTGTTCAAAACGGGGAACCATGAGGAGCGTTGGGCGCATTGGCTGTGGCAACACGCCCCGGAGATATCCGACGAGCCGGAGATGGGGCTCGCGTCCTGGCTCCGCCTCGACCAGCACGACATCACGCTCGTCGACGACCAGCGGCCGATCATGGCCGGAAAGCTGCCGATCCTTCACGGCCACGAGAAGGGGAAGGGGATCTCGGCCCCGGTGAACCAGGCCCGCGGAGCGTTCCTGCGACTTCACCACACGGTCCTTGAGGGCCACGGCCACCGGACCTCGGGACACTGCGAGCCCGACATGTTCGGGCATGAGGTGTTTTGCTGGTCGACCGGCTGCCTGTGTGACCTTCGTCCGGAATACGCTCGGCTGAATAAGTGGAACCACGGATTCGCGGCCGTGACGACCCACGCCGACGGATCGTTCGACGTGTCGAATCACAGGATCACGGCCGACGGCCGAGTGAGGTCGTCGTGAGCGGCGACCATCACTTCAAGGTCCGCGGCCTCCGCGTCCTGTGGAGGTATGCGAGGCTACGGGGCCGGGCCGCTGGCTGGAGCATCACGCCAGACGAGAAACGGCCGGACCTCGAAAGGAAGGTCCTGATCGACCAGCGGCTCCGGGGTCGGGCTCGCCTCGAGACGGAGATCCACGAGGGCCTCCATCAGCTTTTCCCCGACTTGGCCGAGGAGACCGTCTCCGGGGCCGGCCGCGATCTCGCCCGGATTCTCTGGTCGCTGGGATACCGGCTGCCGTGACCGACGCCGACCTCGCCGCCGCGGAGCAGCTCTGCCGCAGGCTCGGTCCGGCTAACTGCTGGACTGGCACGGGAGGAAGCCTAGCCTCGTTCGCTCTGACCATGATCCGAGAACTGAAGGAGCGACACATGATCGAGACGAGAACAGCGGCCGAGCAGATGCTAGAGCAGTCTATAGCCGCCGTCCGCGACCGGCACGGCAAATACGGACCACCGGCGGAACACTTCGCCAGGACGGCCGCGATGGTCAACTCCGCATTCGGAACGACGTTCACGGCGTCCGACTGGGCGCTCGTGATGATCCTCGACAAGGTCTCGCGGCAGCTCGGGGCAGCGGCCACCGACGACGGCGGGATCGACATCGCGGGGTATGCGGCCTGTCATCAGGAGTGCCGGGTCGCGTCGAGTTCGCCCAGGTCCAGCGGCGGCAGGGTGTCGACCGAGCAGGTGTCCCTCGGGCAGATCAGCGGGTCCACATAGACGGCCTGGAGGGCAGGGTCGCTGTGATCAAGCAATTGGGTCGCCGCGGCGGCTCCGCCCGCCAGGGCCGCGTACGAGGCGGCCATGCGGCGGAATCCGTGGAAGCCTCGCCCCCGATAATCTACGCCGGCAGATCGGCACAGGACCTGTAGAGAGGCCCAGTGGCTGCGGGTCGCCCGATCCCACGGCCAGACCAGGTCGTCCGGCCCGCGACGGTGCTCCGCGAGCATCGCGGCGAGCTGCGGCGTGACTGCCCTCTCGATGTCGCGGGTCGAGCCCTTCCGCGTCCCGGCCAGGAAGATCACGCGACGGCGGTCGAGGTCAACCTGGCCCCAGCGGAGCGACGTGAGGGCCTCGAATCGCTCGCCCGTGCATACGGCCGCGTAGATGAGCGTCGACCACCACCAACGCGACGGCAGGCCGCCCGTCCTTCCGATCCGACGCTTCGCTGCCCTGATCAGAGAACCGACCTCGTCGGCTGTGTAGGCACGACCGAGGGGGATCGTCTTCGGGACTTTGACACGCGGGACCTCGGGAAACTCTGTCGTGATTTTCTTACGGGCGAGGTATTCCCAGACGGCCCGGATCATGTTCCGGTCCTTCCGGACCGTGGCGGGCTTCGGCAGGCGATCACGCCAACCAGGCGTGACTCGTCGCCATTCCAAATACTCCGCGACGACCACGTCCTCGAGGTCCCCGACCGTCGGCGGTCGTTTCAAGAATCGCTCCAGACGATCGAAGAGCATTCCGTAGAGCGAGACCGTGTGGGGCTTCAACTCACGGAGCAATGCATACCGACGAAACGCATCACGCAACGGCATTGAACGCATGGCATCACTTCCTTTTGGTTAGATGCCGGGCAGCCTACCGGACTGTACACGCGTCCACCACTATTCCACTCCCCTCACCTGTACGTTTGTACTCCCCTCGCCTCCAGTGGAATAGTCGCGTTGATCAACTGTTGACAGCCGGCCCGGCGAAATCAAGTCGCCGGGCCGGTTGATCCACAATCCGGCCAGATTACCTTTGAGGCATGGCAGTGTTCCTCCACCCAGACACCCGGAAGCCTGTGCTGACCGCAGACGAGGCCGGCGAGCTGCTGAAGATCGACCCGAGCAACATTCGGCACTGGGCACGCCGCGGAGAACTGACGAAAGTCGTCGAGTCTCCTCGCAGGGTCTACTACTACCTGCACGAGATCAAGAAGCGGAGCAAGGAGGCAGCCGCGACAAAGAAGAAACGAGGCGGACGCCCACGCAAGGCTGCGGCGGGCGACTGACAACACAGTCGGGGCCACCATGCTTTCTAACGCTCTCGCATTCCTTGTGTATGCCGTTCGGTCTGTCGGACTTCTGATCGTCGGCTTGTCTTCGATCGCTGCCGCGTGGTTCTCAGTCTTTGGGGCAAAGCCGTCGATGGCTTCTGCTGCCTGCTCGTGCCTGGTACTGGCGGCCGCCGTGTTGTCGTGGCCGAGAGTGCCGAAAGCCTGGAGGCGTGATCCTCCGACTGACAAGCAGCTCGAGTACGCCGTCAAGCTCGGGATCGACATTCCCGACGGGTGCTCGAAGGGGCAGCTCTCAGACATGATCTCCGCCGCAAAATCGGCCAGGGGCTCGTTCTAGTCGCGGAAAATCAGCGGTTTTCAGATTTTCTGTATTCCCTATTGACCATTTCACGATAACGTGTTTATCCTCCCCGTCGCGTCATGGATGACTTCGACGGCGTGGTCACCAGTGCAAGGAGGCACAACATGGACGCCAGGCTTTGGGTCGAACTGATCATCGTCATTGCCAAGATTCTTTCGGCTGGTTTGGATTCGTGACTCTGTATCCCATTTCACGGAATCGAGACATGGGCAGGTTTTCGACTCCTCCGCTCAGTGTTTTTCACGGACGAAACCACACCTAAAAACGTTTGACGAAACGCATGTACGCGTGTTCACTTCAGACCATCAAAGAAAGGACGCGAGATGGACTCACACGAACGCGAATATCAGGCCGCAGCGGACGGAATGGCCGAGACCTACGGCAGGCCGACGGCCTGTCACCTGCCGAGCATCGGCGACCGGATCGCCTACCGGCTGAAGACCCACACGGACACCGAATGGGAAGCGGGCCGCGTGGTCCGAA